CATTGCTCACGAGACTCAATGATCAGAAGATTGAAACGCACAATCTTTGCAGGTGCTTTGAATGATGCTGGTTTGTAAACTTCACCAGTCTTTTTATCAACAAAAGCATGAACACTGCGAGAACCAGCACCAGTCTCCATCACAATTTTGTGATACTTTCTACCACTTTCGATGTAGAACTTGTAGGGATCAGATTCGGGATGATGTGTCTTGAAATCAAGTTCAAGTGCATCACATAGCATCAATGTAAACTTACGCACGTTAAGTTGAATCGTGTTTCGTGCATCTTGAGTGGCAGCGAAGTCAGCAAATTCAGTGGTCATGGTTTCAGTGTTGCTCATACTATAGTGACGCTTTACGCGACCCCCCTTGTGCTCATCAGTCCTGAATTAAAGTTTGCATGAGAGAATACCTCACGATTGACTAACTTGAACATGCCAAACTCATTAGACTTGACATAGCCCTCACCTTGACATTGCTTGTCATTGATGTATGCTTTAGGTCCATTGTTTCTCATCAGAAATAACATGTCATCTTTGATTGACTTGACAAGTGACCACAAATACAAAACATTTACGTCAATTTGATTCGCAAATGCCAATGCATCTAGAGTCAGTTCATCAATAACGAGACCAGCACGAATGACGCTGTTAAGTTGTTGCTGAATCTGACGTGATTGCTTCTCAGTAATGAACTCACAAAGTGTGGACATTTGACGGGCAAATGCAACAATCTCATCAAAATCTTCATCGACCTGCCAACAATCAGGCTTAACGAATAAGCAACGATCTGTACTCTTAGGGCACAACACTAATGGAGAAGCAACAGCATCACGAAGATCGTGCTCAGCAACATAAACTGTGTGTGGTGCAATAATAATATCCTGAGTGATTACTTCATCAAAAATGTAAGTAATCGTATTGGGGCGAAAAGTATCGTCACCACCAAACCCAATAAAATCACCTTGAGCAATCCAGTCGATACGAGGAAGACAATCAAAGCAATGGTGTAGTATGTTAGCAACATTGCCAGAATGATTCCGGTCAATGTCACTATGTGTTTCGTTAATCTTGATAAGTTTCTTGTTAAAGACCGATTTTGTACCAACAAAGAATTTACCCGTCGCCGGATTTTTGCCCCATACAATCGCGGGAGCGCCATCGATCTTCGCAGATACTTCACCATTAGTCAAAAACCAATCAAGGACAGAAAGATCACCCGTCAGAATAGAATCTTCAGGGTGACTGAGGTGTGTGTTCTTCATACTATAGAGACAGTTTAGACGACCCCCCTTCGCATTAGCGACGGATCTCACTGATTGCAGGTTGACCCTGATTGAATACAACATCAACAACTGCCTGAACTTTCTTTGCAGTGCCAATACCAACAGAGTCATAAGTTGGGATGCAAACTAGACCGAATGTCTTAGACTTGTCACCCAATCTAATCACACGACCAATCGATTGACTGATGCCAATGTAGTCCATGTTCCGCATGAAGATAACAGCTTCAAGACCACTGACGTTGATACCTTCACTGAGAATACTGTGATGGATAACAACAAACTTTTTCTCAGGATCTTTGCCCCAAGTGTTCAGCGTCTCAAAGAACTTCTCACGATCAACCTTCTTACCATCAATGATTGCACCGGTCTTCGATGTAATCGTCATCCACGAATATCCACGCTGATACAACTCAGCACAGAAATTAGAGTGAGTAAGAAGATTGATGATCTGTTTTGTTGTACGAGCACAGATCAAAGTTTTGTCGATATTGTTGTCATCGATAGTTTCAATCAAGTTGTCACAATCATCAGCAAATACGACCTTACGACCTTTGATCATAGGCAGTTGCTTGACTACAACTTTAGGAGGAAGAATGTATCCTTGCTCTACAAGTTCAGGAGCAGGAACATTAACAAGAACCTGACCATAAACAGCAGGATCATTCATTCCTGGTTTCGATATTGTAAGACTATGCTTAGGAGTAGCAGTGTAAAAGTAGCAACGATCAGCATCGTGAGAAAAGAACTCAGTAGCAGGGAAAAAGTTACGCTGCACACTATTATGTGCCTCGTCAAAGTAAATAGTATTTACCTCAATATCTGCCTCCATCACACGATGAAGAGAGTGATATGTGGTGAAGATGATAACATTCTCACCCATACTACGAGCACAACTAGCATAAAGGTGAATCTTTTCTGCTTTGGTAGTGCTAGTGAAATGCGTTTCTCCACTGTGAACGTGCATCACATGCAGATAAGGATCGCTATTGTTAGGATCAACAACCTCCATAAATTCGCTGCACAGTTGTTCTGCCAACAGAATACGTGGGGCTACAACAACTGTAGTGGTGCCATTCTTGACAACATCATGACGACGCTGAGTGTCAATAATCATGGTGAGAGTCTTGCCACCACCAGTGGGAACAATCACCTGACCTTTGTCATAATCACGCATACGATTGATGATGCGTTCTTGATGTGGGCGAAGGGTGATCATCAAAGAAGAATTAGATAATAACAGTATAGAATAACCTGCAACACTTGTCAAGGGCGTTGCAGGCGATCCTAGACACTACTGAGACGCTTTACGCGACCCCCCTTGTTTTTAGCGAATAGTCAGGCAATCACCATCAGGATCAAACTTAACGGAATTGCCATACTGATCAACCAAAGTGTTCTCAGTTGGTTTACCATGCAGTTTAGGATCGGGCTTCACATACTGAGGAAGAAATCCTGCAAACTTAACAGGGAAAATGTCCTCATCAACAACAATACTGCCACCATCTTCTGCAATGTTAGATGCAAAGGTGATGTAAGTTTGCTTCATTGTGTTGAAGTCTTCGATCCAATCCTTGCGGAACTTTTCAAGATCAGGGACACGATTAGGTGCATATCCAAAGATCCAAACGGTCAGATCTTTGTTGGTTCCGTGTTCAACACCACGGGCCCATGCTTGCATGTTGTCACCATTGCCAGCGCAATATGTGATGCAACCTTGTTCCTGAAGTGCCTTATCATCCCTTCCTTCAATACCCTGGCGAGGATACTTTTGAGAGACAAGAAATCCCTTCAAGGTATCTTTACCAGTTCCAGTGGAATTGTAGGTGCGAAAGTTAGGATAAATTTGACAGTTATTCAGTGCAGTTTTCTTAATCCAATTACGGATTTTAGAAGTCTTGTCTGATGCAATCTCATCAACAAATCCGCCAATGGCATCAGCATCAGCAGGAATAACATCAGCAGCAACTGCATTACAAACTTCTTTCAAATAGTCATGCTTAGTCTGACTAAGTTGAGGGTTTTGGTGATGGTTTGCTTTGTTACGAGCAATCACCTCATGGTAACGACTTTCCCACTCATATACATCATAAATGGCAACTTCTTGGCCAAACTTTTCACGGGATTCTTTACGGTTGAATCCAGATTGCCCACGAAGTTGGTTTGGATCAATACTTTGCTCATCAAAAGATGCGATGGGAGGGTGAGCATTAAGCAAATAACCTTGGACTTCGTAACTATTAACAAGATCATTTACATGATCTGCGTCATTACTCTTGTCGCGAGGTTGTTCCTCAGGATTGTAACGAACAAAAGCATCAGGAATGAGATAACGACCAAGGAATTTGCCACCCTTATATTCAACAGGAGGACAAATTTCCAGACTATCTTCGACAATTGTGTCGGTAAGTCCAAGAGGATTAGTACAGGTCTTGGCAATCTTTGCCCAAGCCATTTCAGTGCTTGCGGGCACAAAACGTTCTTTGATGTTCATAAGAAATGAAAGTAGATAGGTTAGTAGATTAAATCTACTGGTTTATGGATGATAATCAAGTTGAGAACTAAGTTCTGCTGTTAGATTAACACTCAGTTAGTTTAACAACTTTTTAGGTGGTTGTCAATCACCATCACTAGGACGCTTTACGCGACCCCCCTTTACTTTGTTTTGTTCCTGCGGGTGATCTCCTTCTGGGTGATAGGATTCTTCAATTCTTTCTCAGACTTTTTACCTAAGTTCTTGAGTTGCATATCTCTCAGAGTTCTTTCACCTTTCTTGGTCAATGCTTTACGCTCAGCAGCAGTTTTACCCGATGTTTTTTGTGGTTTATATGATGGACTTACTTTCTTAGCAGACTTTTTAGCAAGTAATTGCGATGCTGTTGGTGTCTTAGCACCAGACTTTCTTGCTCTTCTCTCCATCGCTGCTTTGCGTTGTTGGTCTCTAAGTGATAGACCAGCGGTGCCACGTTCCTTCTGTGGTTGTTGTTCTTTTGTAGAACGTGGTTTCTGTGTTCCTATATCTTTTCTGTCTTTATATGACTTTGCTGACACCATTTTGCCACCGCCAGCAGCTTTCATTCTACGTTTTTCTGGTTCTGATTTACGTCTATCAGCACCAACTCTTCCACCTTCTCCAGTTTTTCTGATCTGTGATCTACCCTGAACCTCAGGATCGTACACCTCAGTCATAAATTCTTTGAAAGTTTTCATTAGAAAAGGAGAGTATTACCTCTCCTTATTTATCAATCTTCGGTTTCAGTTTCCTCTTCTTTCTTGACTGAAATCTTAGGACCAACTTGAACACGTTTGGTTTCATAGAACCAACGAACACGTTCACGACGTGCTTGCATCAGCATGTCATATTCTTCTTGTTGTGATTTAGTGAAACGAAAATCTTGATCCCTCCATGCTTTACGAAGCTCTTGAAGATGTGGCAAGACGTTGACAGTTGAAGTAGGAAAATTCATTAGACAGTGAAATTAGTTTG